GCTAGCCAAGCTGGGGATTGAGGCGACCACGGCTAGCGGCGGATCAAATACGAAACTGGATCACACCGACTGGACGCCGCTCGCGGGCAAGCGGGTATTCCTATGGGCGGACAATGATGAGACGGGTTGGGAGTATATGCGGCGCCTAGAGCCGGTCCTAGAGGGCATTGGGTGCGAGGTGCTGCGCGTGCCGTTGCCTGAGGGCGTGCCGAAGGGATGGGATGCGGCGGACGCTATCGAGGAAGGCCGGGACGTTGTGGCGATCCTTCACGCCGCCATGCCTGCTCCGTCCACGGATCATAAGGCGTATATGGCCCACGAGCAGTGGGAGGATATCGTATACGAATATGAAGGGGAGGTTTTAGAAGACGTGTTGCCGCGCGTTGGCGTGGCTACCCTGTTCGGCCCCAGTGCGGGCGGCAAGTCTTTCGTTGTGCTGGATATCTGCTCACGGATCGCGCAGGGGCAATCTGTGTTTGGCCGGGAGACCGAGAAGTGCGGCGTTCTATATGCGGCGTTTGAGGGGCACGAGGGTTTGCGTAAGCGTATCCATGCCCTCAAAGAGATACGGGGTATACGGAACATTGACCTAGACCTGATCGATGCGCCTTGGCTGATCAATGATGAGCGCCAGTGGGATAGCTTTGCGCTAGCAATTGAAAAGCATGTGGAGGACTTTGCTAGCCGGGGCGTGCGACTGGGGATCATCGTCATCGATACCCTGACTTCGGCCACGGCAGGATCGGACACGAATTCACAGGCGGACGTTACCGGCGCCATGAAACGGCTTAAGCGTTTGTCACGGGAACACGATCTATTGATCCTGAACGTAGGCCACACAGGCAAGGATAACGGTCGGGGCATGGTGGGTAGCTTCGCCTATAAATCCGAGGCTGACGCCTTCCTAGAGATCAGGATTGATATGGATGACAAGGGCGTGATCCAGAGCCGGTCGCTGTACGTCGATAAGGCAAAGGACGGTGCTAGCAACTTCACTCTGTCGAACTTCAGTCTACAGACGGTCGCGGTCGGCACGAAACCGAATGGCCGGGCGATCACAACCTGCCTAGTCAATTGGTATGGTGACGTTGAGAAAACGCCTTCCGAAAAAGTGTCGCCGCACTTTGCTAGCGTGCTGGAATTCCTGAGGCCGGGTGCAAAGCTTACGGATGAGGTCGCGCAACATCTTTCCCTTCACAGGACGACCGTGCTGCCAATCTTGCAATCTATGGCACATTCTGGGGCAATCTTTACCCGGATGATCGGTAAGACCCGAGTTTGGGAAGTGTTGGAGGATCAATCAACAGAAGAAAATCAATAGAAACAGTGTACTGATCATCAAGTGTTGGAAGTGTTGGGAAGTGTTGGCCTATGTGTTGGAGTGTCGGGTTGCAAGTGTTGGAGGCTTAGGGAATTAGACCCTTAGGGGCTAATCCCTACGCCAACACTTGCAACTGCCAACACATCAACGCATAAACGACCGGGGAAATTAATTCCCACAACCAAACCAAACCAAACCAAAAGGAAGCTAGCAAAATGTCATCAAGGAAGTATTATTCAAAATCTCCGCCTACGGAGGATCAGGGATGGGTCTACATGGTGACTATTCCTTGGCGTGGCCATAACTGGCAACTGTGGGAGAAAATACATGCTAGCGGATTTCACGCTTTCAAGTTCTACTCCCCGGACGGCGCACGCTTTAAAGCTTCCTATTCGTTTGGTTGGGTTGCTAGCGAAAATCGAATTAGTCAGTCCAAGGACATTGCTAGCATGGAGGAACATTTTCCGGAGTTCGCTTTAAAGCTTCGCAAGATAATACCCAATTTCTATCTCCGTGTTGCGGAGGCCGCCAGAAAATGAGCACGCCAAGACAGGGGCCGGTAATGGTTGATGATCGTCTGTTGGCGGAGCGCTATGCAAAACGCTTGGCACGGCGTAGGACCGTTGAGGTGGATAGCCGCGTTGAGGCGTTGAGCAAGCAAGGCTACCGCGCAAGACAGATTGCTAGCATACTGATGATCGATCTATCAGATGTGCGGATACAGCTAGGCGAGGTGATGCTATGCAGCAGGCTTTAAAGCGCTTTCGTTTGTGGTTCGTTGGCAAACGGAAAGAGCCGCCTAACGTTGCGGCGTGGCTGGCTGATGCAATGGCCAAGGTGCAGCCTAGCCTTGCGGCTGATGTGCGGCTGGCCGAATTGATTGCGGTCCTTCGCAATGTCGCGGCGAAGGATGAGACCGGAATGGTACGTGCACGGAATATGGTTGATGAGCATATCTGTCAGATTGTCATCGACTGTTTGCGGCGCTTTGGTGCGAGGCATGTACTTGTAGATTGCGTGATCAGTGTTGAGGGGCCTAGGTGCCACGCGATCCTGACGTTAGAAACCAAGGGGCGCGTGGCGTCCAAATATATGGAGTTCAAAGGATAATGGTTTTAGATAATCGGACAAAAGAACAGCGCGTCATCGATACGATTGTGGCGGCGAAGCTTGCACTAGATGGTCCGGACGCGGATCGTTGGCGGTCTATCGTTGCGGAGAAAAGGGAGCAGCTAGACGGCTTTGTGGCGGCTAGCAAAAGGCGCGAAGATGATCTCCTGCATAAGCAGGCAATGGAGCTGGACGAATTCTCGCGGTCGGAATTGAACGAGCAGGTCGGCTTGCAGTCAACGCTTGATGCGTACACGGAGAAACTGGGGAAGCTTGCTGCACAGTATGCGGAAGCCTTCGACGCCGTGCGGGGGCACTATGCTAGCGTGTATCCCGGCGATGATCCTGCGGTCAGCATACGGAAGGTGCTAGCAGGTGACGCGCACCCCGGCGCTAGCGTTGAGACGTTTTTGAACATTGAGGGTGGGCTGGTGACACGTATCCGCCGGGGCGTGCACAACATGACCACAGCGGAGGTTGATCAGGCTGAAGGCCGGGGACCGTCACGCGATGAGATCGAAGCAAAGATCAGGGCCGGGCTTGATGCTATGGCAGGGCCAGAAATCAATTCTGAGGCACCGCCAGAGGCCGGGAACGGGTCTCCGGGTGTGGAGGTAGCGGGCGAGGCTGAAAAGCCGCCTGTGGAGCCTCCTAAGAAGCCGTGGCCTTATTCGTTTTCACCCCGGCCCCTTGACCAAAAGGGCGAAGATACCGACAAGGGCTAGGCAAGGTTTGTTTCCCCCTTGTGATCGGGAGTGGTTACCCGGTCAGCCGCTCGCGCCAGTGCTTCTTTGTTTCCTTTGATAGCACTTGGCGCGGCGGCCATCGTTGCGTATACGGATCATATGGCAAAGAAACCCGAACCAAAGAAACCCCGTACACGGAAGGCCGCAGAGCCTGCGGCTAGCAACGTTTTGGAGTTTCCTAGCCCTTTAAAGAAAGAGCTAAACGATAATCATCGGTACACGTACAGAACTGAGGAAAACAAGGCGATCATCCTTGATCTGGTTTTGTCGGGAATGTCATTGCTAGCAATATCGCGTTTGGACGGTTTCCCGTCTGATTTTGTGTTGCGGGCATGGATGCGCGATGACCCCGAGTTCTATACGGAATACGCGCGCGCGTGGCAGGCTCGGGCTGATCGTCTTGTTGATGAGATTATCGAGATTGCGGACGATGGATCGAACGATTGGGTTGATAAGGTTGACCGCGACGGGGAAGTGATCGGTAGACGGATCGATCACGAGGCAGTTGCACGATCAAAGCTAAAGATTGATACCCGGATTTGGGTAGCCGGTCGCATGAAGCCTAAGAAGTTCGGCAAGGTGGACCCTGATCCCGAACCCGTCCGCACACAGATTACTGATATTGATCCTGCCCTGCCTGATGATGAGAGCGGGAGGATTTGGCAGGATGCTATTCGAGGCGAGTAAGGAAAACTGGCCAGTGCCGCTAACGCCTATCTACCGTTGGCGTATGCAAAAGCTAGCCTTGTTGCAGTCTGATCCTGCAATGATGATCAGCGCACGGAAGTATTACCGAACACACAAAGCAGAGTTCATCGCGCATTGGGTCGATACGTTTGACCCGCGACAGGCCGGAAGCGGGCGCCCTTCGCGGGTGCCTTTCGTTATGTTTGAACGGCAATACGAGTTCGTTGAGTTCCTTGACCGTTGCGTCAGTGGACGGACGAACGGGCTTGTTGAGAAGTGCCGGGACATGGGCGCGACTTGGGTTGCGTGCGCGTGGAGTGTTGCGACGTGGTTGTTTGAGCCGGGTGCCAGCATCGGGTGGGGATCGCGCAAGGAAGGGCTTGTGGACAAGCTAGGCGATCCAGACAGCATCTTTGAGAAGATGCGAATGATCGTGTACGGACTACCGCGTGAGTTCTGGCCGCCCGGCTTCAATCCGAAGCAGCACATGACCTATATGAAGATAATCAATCCGCACACAGAGGCTAGCATAACAGGCGAGGCCGGGGACAATATCGGGCGGGGCGGCAGAAAGCTGATCTACTTTAAAGACGAAAGCGCACACTATGCCCGGCCTGAGAAGATCGAGGCCGCGCTAGGCGACAACACGAATACACAGATCGACATATCGTCTGTATGCGGAGCGGGTAACGTCTTCTACCGGCGCCGTATGGCCGGGCAGGACTGGGAACCGGGTGCGGACGTTGTGAAGGGTAAGGCTAACGTCTTTGTCATGGATTGGCGCGATCATCCGGCTAAGGATCAAGTGTGGTATGATGAGAGGCGCAAGAGGTCCGAGGATGAGGGCTTGCTTCACCTGTTCGCGCAGGAAGTAGATCGAGACTACTTCAGCGCCATCGAGGGGGTTATCATCCCGGCGCTATGGGTCAACTCATCCGTAGACGCACATAAGAAACTAGGCATCATGCCGACTGGCAGGCATACAGCCGCCCTAGACGTTGCGGACGGCGGTGGGGATCGCAACGCCATCAGTATACGGCATGATGTGCTTATCAGGGACGTGCAAGAGTGGGGCGAGGTCGATACAGGCAAGACGACAGGCCGCGCGCTTAAACTGTGTACGGACTATAAATGTGCCTCGCTCGAATATGATAGCATCGGCGTCGGCGCTGGTGTGAAGTCTGAGACCAACAGGCTTAGGGAACTGGGGAAGCTTCCCAAGGGCCTGCACATCAGCGCATGGAATGCCGGGGCACAAGTCCTTCAGCCTAAGGAGCGTTTGATAGCAGGTGATCAGGAGAGCCTTCGCAATGAAGACTTCTATGAGAACTTTAAAGCGCAGGCATGGTGGCAGGTGCGGCGGCGCTTTGAGATCACGCACCGGGCCGTGACAGAAACGGGGTACACGTACAATCCCAAGGATATCATTAGCCTAGATAGTGGTATGAGATTGCTAGCAAAGCTTAAGCAGGAACTCTCTCAGCCTACGTTTACCCAGTCTCGCAACCTCTTGCTAATGGTCGATAAGAAACCAGACGGCACGCCATCCCCTAACCTTGCGGATTGCGTTGTTATGAACATTTGGCCTATGCCAGTCTCGAAACCCCAACTGATCCCTGTACGGATAGGATAGCAACATGGCAACGCAACCTGCACGCAAGTCTCTCACGGTATCTACTCCGCACAAGGATCACGCTGACCATATGGTGATGGTCAAGCGTATCAGGGCGTTCCTCAAAGGCCCCAAGGCGGTGCGAGAGTATGTGCAACCGCTACCCGGTCAGGCGTCCAATGGCGCAGATCACCTGCTCTTTAAAGAACGCGCCTATTACCTCCCGGCACTGGCCCGCACGGTTGATGCTTTCGTGGGAATGATCATGTCAAACGGCGCTAAGGTGGACGGCTTGCCTGAGACCTATTCGACGTACACGGACGATGTGACCAATGATGGCGAGACGCTAGCAAGGTTCACATCGCACCTAGTTCGGGAGGTCGTTAGCGTATCGCGCGGCGCCGTTGTGGTGGATTATCCGGACAGGGAGGATGCTAGCACGATGACGCGCCTTGATGCGGAGAAACTGGGCCTGCGGGCCTATACCCGCTTTTACCGCACAGAGGACGTGATTAACTGGCAGATCAGGACGCAGGATGGCCAGCGCGTTCTATCGCAACTCCGTCTGTATGAGGACTTTGAGGAGCCGGGCGTTGATGAGTGGGACCGGGAGACCGGGCGCCAAATCCGCGTCATGGATATCGACCCGGCCAATAACTCCTACCGTGTGCGGATATTCCGCAACACCGATACCAAGGCAGGCTGGCAGGTGTTCAGTACACGGTATCCGCAGATGAACGGCAAGCCGATCCCCTATATCCCGGCCATTGTCTTCGGCCCATCCNGCCTTGATCCG